CCAACGTACTCGTCCTCTTATAGTAAATAAAATGAGAGAATATATTGGTGATAAAAGTGTTACAATACAATCTAAACGTTTACTTGAAGAAATGAAAGTATTCGTTTGGAAAAACGGAAGACCCGAAGCTCAACCAGGTTATAACGATGATTTAGTAATGTCTTTTGGAATAGCAATGTATTTAAGAGATACATCACTTAAATTCCAACAACAAGGTCTAGATATGACTAGAGCGGCTTTAGGAAATATGAGAAAAAATAATACTCCTGTAGTATTTAATAATAATAATGTCCCTAACCCATATATGCAACAAATAGGGGGCCAACAAGAAGATATTAGGTGGCTCCTTTAATATATTTATAAACAATGGCAAACACTGATGTATTTTCGAGATTAAGGCGTCTATTTTCCACAGACGTAATCATTAGAAACGATGGAGGTAATCAATTAAAAGTAATTGATACTGACCATATCCAAACTAGTGGGGAATTTCAAACAAATTCTCTAATAGATAAATTTAATAAAATATACACCAACCCAGCTGCTACATCTTTATTAGGTCAGCAGTTTAATTTACAATACCAGTATTTAAGAACTTATCTATACAGTGATTATGATACAATGGATACAGATGCTATTGTAGCTTCTGCCCTTGATATTATATCTGATGAATGTACCTTAAAAAACGATATGGGTGAGGTGCTTCAAATTAAAAGTAGTGACGATGATATTCAAAAAATACTTTATAATTTATTTTACGATGTATTGAATATCGAATTTAATTTATGGTCTTGGACTCGCCAAATGTGCAAATATGGAGACTTTTTCCTTAAATTAGAAATAGCAGAAAAATATGGAGTATACAATGTAATACCTTATACAGCGTATCATATTCAAAGACGCGAAAACTTTGATATGCAAAATCCTGCCAAAGTTCAATTTTTATATTCTCCTGATGGTTATTATACAGGGGGTTCAGGATATTATTCTACTCCTAATACTAAACCTTCCGAAAACCAAATTGTATTTGATAACTACGAAATGGCCCATTTTAGATTATTAACAGATGTTAATTATCTTCCTTATGGTCGTTCATACCTAGAACCAGGTCGTAGATTATTCAAACAATATATTTTGATGGAGGATGCGATGTTAATTCATAGAATTTCTCGCGCCCCTGAAAGACGTATATTTTATATAAACGTAGGTAATATTCCTCCCCAAGAAGTTGATGCATTTATGCAAAAGACTATCCAAACAATGAAAAAAACTCCATTGATGGATGAAAAAACAGGAGAATATAATCTAAAGTATAACATGCAAAATATACTTGAGGATTTCTTTATTCCAGTTAGAGGTAATGACACTACAACTAAAATTGATACTGCTAAAGGATTAGAATATAATGGTATAGAAGACGTTGCTTATTTAAGAGATAAATTATTTGCCGCCCTTAAGGTGCCTAAAGCATTTATGGGATACGAAAAAGATTTGACAGGTAAAGCAACATTAGCAGCAGAAGATATTAGATTTGCTCGTACAATTGATAGAATACAACGTATTTTATTGTCTGAATTGTATAAAATTGCATTAGTACATTTATATACTCAAGGATATGATGGTGACCAATTAACAAATTTTGAATTAAGTTTAACAACTCCTTCGATTATTGCTGAACAGGAAAAAGTAGCATTATTAAAGGAAAAAGTTGATTTAGCTAATCAAATGCTTGAGCTAAAAATCATTCCTTCAGACTGGATATACAACCACATATTCCAATTCAGTGAAGACCAATATGAAGAATATAGAGATTTAGTAATCGAAGACCAAAAACGTGCATTTAGAAACAAACAAATAGCAGAAGAAGGAAATGATCCGCAAGAAACAGGACGTTCATATGGCACCCCACACGATTTAGCTTCTTTATATGGTCGAAATAGATACGAAGATGCTTCGGTACCCCAAGGGTACGATGAAAAAGCACCATTAGGTCGCCCTGAAGAAAAAGTATCTAATATAAATACTCAACAAAACGCATTAGGTAGAGACAGATTAGGTAGAAAAGATAATAAAGTAGACGACCAAGAAGGATTTGGAACACCAAATTATAAAGGAGGTTCACCCCTAGCTTTAGAAACTTCCAAATCTGTGTATGCCAAAAACAAAACCTTATTAGAAAGTCTAAATAAAGATATTATTTTTGGTAAGAAAAGTGCAGGAGAATCGCTATTAGACGAAAATAATTTAACTGAATAAATATCTTTATATATTTATAAATAAAGCCTAGGATGAAGATAAAACATTCCAAGTTTAAGAATACGGGTATTCTATTTGAACTGCTAGTACGTCAAGTAACAGCTGATACGCTTAATAATATTCAATCCCCTGCCTTAAACATAATTAAAAAACATTTTGTAAAAAGTGAACTAGGTAAAGAATTAAAGTTATATGAGGGTTTAACTAAGAGTAAAAAACTAAGTGAAGCTAAATCAAATATTTTAATTCAAACTATCTTAGAATCATCTAAAAAACTCAATAGAACTTCGTTAAGAAAACAAAAATATAATTTAATTAACGAAATTCAAAAACATTATAATTTAGACGAGTTTTTTAAAACAAAATTACCAAATTATAAAGCCCAAGCTGCTTTATACTCACTAATAGAAATAGAATCTTCAGGAGTAATTGATGTAGAACAAGTTTCATCTAATAGATTTGCTCTATTAGAATATTTATCTACTACCCCTGTCGCTGAATCTAAAGTTAAAGAGGATGTAATAGATGAATTTAAGTCATATGACAAAGACTTAAGAATTTTAACATACAAAATTTTATTAGAAAAATTTAATACTAAATACACTAACTTATATGAATCCCAAAAACTAGTATTAAAAGAATTTATTACATCAGTTGATTCTACGCCTAAACTTAGAACATTTTACAATACAAAAATACAAGAACTTAAAACTGAACTTACTAAACTAAGTAAAAATATTACAGATAAAGCAGTTCAAATTAAGTTAAATGAAGTTTTACCTTTAATAGTTGAAGTAGGAAAAACTACTCCTATTAAGAACGATAATATAATTGATTTACTCCAATATTGTGAACTTGTAGAAGAACTAAAGAAGGCAAATGGAAACCCCAAATAAAAAGATAAAAGAAATGTCCGGAACAGGAGGGGGAGCAGGTGCTGCTTCATTTTCTCCGGGTCAAGGGGCGCAATATGCTACCCCTTATGCTTTTAGATTAACTAAAAAAATGAAAAAACTAGGTGAAGCTAATCCTGGGGCATCTTTAGGTAAAGGGCCCAAAGCAGGATCTAGTGGAGTAAAAAATAACTATTATACTAAAAGTTTAGGATTTAAACCTGTAGACTCTAAAAAGCTAGCATCCCAATCAAAAGCAATAGATACTAAATATTTATGGGGAGAAAATAATATGTATAAATATAAACTATCCAAAAAACTTAATGAAGCAGATCCTGCTAGGATTAATTTTCAAGAAGAACGCATAGCAGCATTTAAACAAATTGAGGAAAAATTAAATAGTTTATATCCTCTTATAGATAATGCTAAGGAAGAAACTATAGCTTACTACAAAGATAAACCACAATCATACGCTGTTGTTAAACCAACAGATTTAATTTTAGATTATTTAAACGATATAGAAGAACTATTAAATAGATAAAAATGAGAAGTCTACAAGAACAATTTAACTCAATCAACGAAGGTAAAGGACACAAAGATGTGTTCTTAAAATCTGCTCATAGATTATTTCCAGAATATGTTACTAATTTTGCTACATACAACGAAGCTATAACAATACTAAAACAAAGAAGTATCATAAACGAAGCTGCAGGAGGAGTAGTAACACAACGTACTTTTGATCCATTTAAATCATTTGAAGCATTTGTAAACGAAGCTTCAGTCCAAGAAAATCCTATTAAAGCCCCTAAAGCTTCAGGAGCTTATGACACTAAAGCAGTTAACACTAAATTATCTAAAGAAGTAGAAGATAACCAAATAGAAACTGGATATGATTTAACTAATAAAAAAATTATAGATAATTTATACGGTGAAGCATTTTTAGAAGGATATTACGCTGAAATGAAAGATCCTAAAAATGAAGATAAAACTGTAGACCAATTAAAAGAAATAGTTCGTAAAAATTTAGCTAAAAGTCCTACATACTATGTAGAAAACGCAGCTTTTGGAATTAAAGGAATTGGATATACTAAAGATGTTCCTGGTTTAGGTGAACCCAAAGCACCAACTGGTAAATACAAGTCAAGTGGGTATGGTAATTTAAAAGAAAATAAACTCCGCTCTATCATCAGCTCTATCATTAGAGAAGAATTAAAAAATGAGTCTTATGACTATGAAACCCAAGCTGATTTAAGGGGCATGGCAAACGAAGAATCTTTAGCACAA